GTGTTTTTCCTCTCTTAATTAATCTCATGTGAGTATAGCACATTCATTCGATGTTTTGCAACAAATCATTGTCAATCAGACAATTAATGTATTCATTCACGCTCATGCCTCTCTTGGAGGCAGCGCTTTTGATTTTTTCTTTTTTTCCCGCTTTCATTGTCAGGTTGATTCTATCATATTTTTCTTTGATATATTTATTAATGTACTGGTTTTGATTAAACTCACTCATATTATTTGTTCCTCTTTTCGTTTACGATGTATATTATAACTAAGATGTCGAATATTATCTGACTAACTAAAAATAATGTTTCCATTTTACTACCTCCATTGACTTTTTCGTATTTTCGTAGTAAGTTGAGAGTGTGGGGAGCTTTCCGCTCCCCTTTTACTCAACTGTTTGTTGGTTACTTGTTGAGTATTAAGTTTAGCAATTGTAAAACGCTTATTATCAGATTTATAATTGCTGTGGCAAGAATGATGTTTTGAAGGGCTTCATTCTTGCCTTTTTTCTTTTGTCGTTTCTTTTTCTTACTCACTTGTCTTACCTCCTTACATGATTATAATATCACATTATGCGCATAATGTCAATAGTATTTTGCGCATAATGTTATTTTAAAATAAAAAAATAGGACATCCATCAATCTGACAGATGCCCTATGTTATAATAATTATTTAATTTGTTGAGTCGGTCGGCAGCTCATTGGTATACTTTGATAGTGCCTTTTTAACTGTGCGCCACACCTTTTTGACTGGTAAACCGCACAATGACATATTCTTCAATATGCTTACAATCTCATACGCTATATATAGTAATGCGAAAAACTCCATCGTTCCGACTGTCTGTCCCGGAAGATATGTTCTTGCACCGGCCGGGATGAATCCGATGAGGTTCAATCTTATGATTGAGTCGACCAGAGCCAGGAGCACAAGAGAAATCAACATACCGACCTTTCTGATTGCTCCATTGATTCCAAAGTTTGAATTGAACTTTTTTTCCTTGATTGCTCGTAATACTCCGAAGATAGTGTCCATCACTATGCATATTACTACTATCTCCATAATTTTGTTGCTTGCTGTTGCCGTAAAAAATCTTATAATATCATTCATCATTTTTTTCTTATCCTTTCAAGAGTCTGTATGTTGTGAGTAATCCGACATATGCATCCTGTGTCAGTCCTCTGTTCTTTTGGAATACCTTCACGCATTTAGAGAGATAGCTCGTCCACTTGCCGTAATCCGTGTCTAACTTTGTGAAGCTGTATACATCGTGCAGCGTTCTTCTTAACCACTTGATTGCAGTCGGGCAATGGTGTTTCTGTCCACTCCACAGATTGTGGTTTTTTGCGAATGCCTGTGAGTCAGCTCCGAATTTGCCGTCCTCTTTCAGTGCATCATCTCCTTTAAGGTCAAAGCCTACGTTCATGGCGTGCTGCCATTTTCTGACTTCTTCACTTTCCAAGTAATAGTCAACATTACCCTTCCAGCTCTCATCGCTCGGCTTGGCCGGTGCGGGTGCAGGCTGGCTTGTTGCTGTTGTATCTTTTGCTCCAAGCTCCACATATAAGAGGTTGGCATCTGTGCTGTTATTGAGTCCGGAGCAAGTGAATGCACTGGTGTACTGCCATCCATACAGGCTGTGTACAATGGCAGGCTTCTTGGCATCGTTCGGATCGTCCCCGATTGTCATTCCCTTAGTTGATGGATAACGCGCGATCCAGAATGGACAGTTAATCTGATTAGCATATGGCAGAATATAGGTATTGTAGAAGCTTAGCCCGGTGTACACTCCAAAATCAAGCCCTGCCGCCTTGATTTCTGACTGATATGTGTTGATGATGTCGATTAAGGTCTGTCCAAGTCCCTGCTGGCATCTGTCCTCTACATCAAGCCATACGAATGTCTTTCTTCCGGCAAGTACCTCAATCACTCTCTGTGCATCCGTCTTTGCCTTTCCTAATGTAGTTGCGTACGAATAATTATATACACCCTGAATCGGCATTCCGGCTTCTGTGCAGCCCTTCCAGTTCTGCTCGAAGGTCTTGTCTGGGTTTAGATCCTTTCTGATGATTTTTATAATGGCATACTGTACACCAGCCCATTTTACTTTGTTCCAGTCTATTGTTCCCTGGTATGATGATACGTCAATTCCTTTCATGATGTCTCTCCTTTCGTTCTGTGCATTTGTATTAATGTTGTTCATAAGCTTGCGCCCCTTTCTTTATATTATAAGAGCCGGCACCTCATTTGGTGTCGGCTCCTAGGCTCTATTTGTTAGTTACATATTAAATTTTATATTTTCTATCTCGCTCCCTAACCAGAGTTTAAGTAGCTTAACAAATGGCAAAATAACTATTAAAAATGATATTATGGGAACAATGATTGGTAAGATATGTTTTATATATTACAAACATATTATCAGTGGTGTTGTAAAAAATAAGGAATATTTCCTAGAAAATGTAACTAATCTCGGATTACCATTGCCATTAATGAAGCCTGATTTCCCGACTTTAACATCTCCAATGTTTATGGTGGCTGGTGATTGGAGTACCCCTACTGCCGCAATAGCCGCATTACAATTAAAAGCTGATGGTACATTATCATGGGTATCATCACATGGACATACAGAACCTCTTACTTACATGGGATTCATTGCATATATTGCAAAATAATTATTAGTCATGATAAAATAGTATATAATTTACTCTAATATTACAACTAGCGGTTACTTTATCTTTCCATACGACATAGATACCAGTTGTTGTGATTGTTGGCGATTCAAGATGCCCTGAAAATGCTGCACCATCACCGTTTGTAATTGATACACAAAGATTATCGAAATTGAATGTTGATGAAGATAATCCTAGTGCAGAAATAACATCATTTTTTGACAATAGTAAACATGAGTTATTTCCCGGTAAAATTTCAAGTATTTTGGTACTCATCTTCATGATGGAAATATTCCCTAAACTATTTAATTTATTAAGATCTGTCTTTAGATTACCTAAACTCTGGTTTAATGCACTTATAGCTCCAGTACACGTTCCATCCCCTATCTTGGATATGTCCGTTTTTCCTATCCTCTTTGTGATAAAATACTTTAATCCTGTAAGGTCCAAATATTTTGCCATTTTTTCTCCTTCTTTCTATGCAAATGCCGCATCTATCTCACTATTGGTTATTGCAACCATATCTGACTGCTTTATATAGCTGCTTAAATCAATTTCTCTTGTACCTAATTTTTCATACTTATTGTTAATCCATAAATATTCATCATACACATTCTGTCCACTTCCAGAATTGGCAATTAAATAAAACGTTCCCTTAACGCCTGTTGATGGCAATGTCTGCACTACTTGAAAATCCAATTTAGTAATACCGGCCATCGCTGTTGAAATGGCCGATGTTACAAATGCTGTTGATGCGGCCTGAGTATTATTTGTACCAGCTGATGCTGTTGGCACTTTGGGTGTACCAGTAAAAGACGGACTCGCTATAGGTGCTTTCTTAGCTAGCTCAGCCTGTACTGCCTTGTTTTGTACCGGGTTTGTTGAAGTGTTACTCAGTTCACTATCTACTGTTGTCTTATTTGCACCTTCCGCTATTCCATCAAGCTTTTTCTTATCACTTACTGACATAAGACCATGTGCAGTCTGTGTTGCATCAGAATAAGTTGTATTTGTCGGTGTTCCATATGTACCATCCCCTCGTAAATACTTTCCCTGATCGCCAGCTGCCGGTGCAGGTACCAATCCTGACGTTCCAACTGCTGAAGCTGTTGCACCTTTCATAACAGCATACGTTGTATTTTCTTTCGGTGGTGTATATCCAAGTGCTTTTATTACATTATCACTTGTAAGCTCTCCTCTGATAGTTTGTGATGATTTGTTTTCAACATTGCCTAATCCGATTTCTTCCTTTGAATGTGTGTGTCCTTTATCACTTTTATCTTCCAATAGAGTTTTAATTTTACTAATGATGTATACCGCACCTGTAAGATTTAAATATTTATTTTCCATAGTTCTCCTTTCTGTTATCTAAAGTCCATTAAATATAGCCTCTATTTCTTCAATGGTAATAGCATTATCATTATTAACTGCATTCACCTCCTCCGGGGTGTATGATGGTTTGTTTTGTGCTTTAGCCCATTCTGGTATGGTTGGATCTGTCTCATACATATCTCCTGATATTTCTTTTCCATTCAAGCGGGGTTTGTTTTTTAGCTGTTCATAATCATCCATTATGTATATTTGCTCACATTCAATTCTTAATTCAGTATCATTTTCCATTTCAAGTTCAATTTCTGTCATATCATCCCCTCTTTCAATATATCTTCAACTGGTACTGACTTGATATTGCTTGCAATTACATTTTCATCTTTTGTCTTTGCCCTGACCTGTATCAATACATTCTTCATAGCATCAAGCTGCAGTGTTTCATCTTGAGATAATTTAATAAATAATGTTTCATCCGAAGTATTCAATTGATCCATGGACTTCTCAAACTCATATTTTCCCTGTTTAAAGGTTACATATATTTTTTCCAAATTATTTATATCACAACCTTTTAATTTTATTTTGATTGTTGGAGTTGTTCCTCTTCTCATACTTCACCTCTTGTCTCAAAACTTATATTGCATCAATTTCCTTGGTACTTATAGTTTCTATTTTATCTACTTTTTGATTGACACTTTCAATTTGTTTTCTAACAGCCTCCCCCGCTGTATCGTATGACTCTCCTGCAAATCCTTTTCTCACATCCTTAAGCTCTGCTTCGTAGTTGCCAAATCTTTTTAACAATTGTTCCACAAGTGTAGTCTGCTTTTCCTCTTCCTCATCACCAAATCTCATTTTTCCAGTACATTTAACAATTATGTTGAACGATATCAGCTTACTGTCACCATCTATCACTCTGATCTGCATAACATTCTGCCCTGCATGAAAAAATGACTCAGAAGGAATAATCGTAATCGTATTTCCATCCACTTCTGCCAAGGCTTTATTAGGCTCAGCCATAGTTCTTGTACACATACTGTACACAACTGCTGCCGCTGTACCCGGAATAGTGTAATCCTTTATATCAAACTCTAATGCGATTGAATTTGTGCCCTCAGTTACCTCTATTGGAGCCTGAAGCACATTCTTTGTAACATATATGTCTCTTTTGATAGTCTGCATTCAAATATCTCCTTTCCTATGCAGGAATAAATCTAACTATATATCTTCCAGCCGGTTCTACACCTGACTCAAGGAAATCATACCAGGATCTCGCATATTGTCTTCGTGCTTCTTCCTCTTCCACACCGGCTCTCTCAAAGTTCTTGAGGTAAGCTGAAGCAAGATACTCCGGTGTCTCTGTACTTGTTTTAAATTGAGACCATGTCAGATTATACGCAGATGTTTTAATCCATTCACCTGTAGATTCTGATAACTGATCAATCCAATATAACTGTACTGTTCCATCTCCTATATCGTATCCGTTAGCCTTTGCCCAATTTGTATATTTGGTTGCCGGAGTCCACTGCACCAGTCCATAGCCACCGGAATAGTTGCCCTCTTTAAGGCTTTGCCACAATCCAGGATTAATGGTTGATTCTCTCTGCATATTTCCAAGCAGGCCTGAGATTGCATTGATTGTCCAGCCTTTATCACTTAGATATGTATAAATTTCTTTGGCATTGCTCTCCATCTCTCCCTGCGTCAAATATTTATTATTACTAATCATGGATAAGCACCCTCTTTCGATTTTCCTCCTATAAGCAGGCCTCCAACATAATTCTCATAAGTTCCATCCGAATACTCTACTGTTCCGGTAAATCCGTTATATCCGTTTACACCGAATGACTGGCAATCAACATATACCTCGCCAGTCTTAAACATTCTAAATAATGCATTTTCAGTACCGATTTTAAAAATTTCATTACTTACTGCAAAAATTCTCCCGACAGTATTACCACTTTTGTCCATGATCTTCATCTCCCCCTCTGAGATCTCTACTCTTCGGCCAAATTCATCACTTCCACAAGTGTATTTACCATTTGTCAGTATTCCATCTTTATCCATGATAGTTAGGATAGCTCCATTACCATCTAATACTTTTATAATGCCTGCTATGTTGTCTATTCCGCCAATGGTCAATGTTCCTCCATATATCCTGTCTGCCAGCATGGTTCCGGCTATAATATAGTCGGCAAAAAAGCCTTTCCCGGTTCCGAATGTACTCCATATCCAGTCTTTTCCATCAGCGGTCCTTTTGGATGCAATCTCAAATCCCATTGATCCAAGGCACATAGCTCCGAACGTAGGTGAATCAGGGTTTAAATCCTCAAAAAGCATGGCTCGTACATCCTGCTTTTGAGCTACATCACGTAGTGCATGAAACTGTGTTTTCACTGCATCCAGTATTCCCTGCACCTGAGAGCCGATCACAGATCCATCTTCTCTGATTGCGCTCTCAATTCGGTTATTAATACTGACCTGATTTGATATGTAATCAAATTGATAATCGCCCAGCGATACAGATAATATGCGGTCATTCACACAATCCCACTCTAATTCCGTAACTCTTGCATCTGTAACTATATCAAGATTATTGTTTCTACAATGTACGGTATCACCAAGAGACACTTCTACAAGCCCCTTGACATCGGCATACAGCTCTGTATCCTCAATCATTACCATATCCACAGATATAGTTACTTGAGGCTTGTCTGCCCCCGCTTCCCACTGTTCCTGACAGCGTTTTCTAAGTGCAGCCTCCAGTTGTGCCGGTGTATCGCATATGATCACACCTTTCGATTCATCATCTTCCTGTGCATCAGCTCTCATTTTTACATCTTCAAATTTCATTGTTGAATATTTGACTGTTGGATATTTGTCTATAAGAGGGGAATCAACCCAAGGAGCATCCCCATCTATCTGATATCCGTTATATGCCTGTGGAATGATCCGGGTAACCACATTTCTTAGGTCAACCTCCTCTTTCATTCCGTTCTCAGCAATGTTTTTTCCGTAAAGGATCTCAACACCTCTGTCGCTGCCAGCATGACGATTTATTATCGCTTTGTAATTATCATATACGATTTCACCGCCCCATCTCTTAACAAAAGAATTCTCATCGTCACCATTTATGGCTTCGATGAGATTTTTATTTTGGTAATATGCAGTTCCAGTCGATGTAATATCTGTTTCGGCTGTATACTTTTTATTCGGTGCAGTCATGATATCAAGAGCCTGCTGCCCTGTTTTGTCAGTTGGACGGACATCCAAAAGGAAACAATCATCTGCCGCATCCATAAATATAGGCTGCAGATCAGCAGATATTCCGGAATCACTTTTTTCCTTATGAGTTATTCTGAAAAGCTGCTCTCCATTAAAGGAAGGCATCTTAACAACTGCTCCCTCTTTAATATACTTCCAGCGGTCTTCTGAATCCTTTGGATGTTCAAGCGTTACCTCCCATGTTCCATTCAATACGGCATGAACGGATGCACTTGAAGGAAATAATGACATATCTCCGTTCTGATCAAAGTTTGTATTTTCAATGTTATATATCTGGATCATAAGCACCTCCAATTAGGTATCACTTTCAGATTTCCTCCGTAAAATTCAATCTTGTTGTTTCCTGGCTGTAAATACATATCTTCATAATTTCCTGACACTTTGGTATTATTCAAAGTACCATCCTCGCGATACGCGATCATCCGATCTGTATCTATGGTCAGATTTTGACCAACATTAGCAGTCATCGTTTTTCCATTGATCTTAAGCGTACACATACCTTCTGCTGCGATCTTATATGTCGGATGACACTCTATATAAGGATTCCAGCAAACATCTTCTATGTCATATTCCATTGCACCATCTACGGAATATTGAAGCCCATCCAGTGTGTGAAATATCGCTGTAAAATTGCCTATCCGCTCAGATGTCCTCTCATTATCATCTAATTCAACATAGGTTATTTTATAAAAAAAGCCTGCATCATCAGATATAATAAGTTTTGCATTTCTTTCTGACAGCCACTGTTTTGCCATTCTCCAGCGATCATTCCACCTGTCTACTGCTCCGATATAATTAAATGGTATCTTTATTGGTGTTGCTGCATATGTACCATTAAACTTGTATATTGTTCCATCCCGCCCTGATAGTTTTACCTCTTCCATATTCGGCTGAGCGGCAGGAATAGATATCAACTCCCGGGCAAATATCTGAAGCGAAGAGCCTCTTATGTCATTGTATTGTATGTCCTGCATTATTTTCCTTTCGCCCCCTGTGTTGCTAATGTCTTATTTGCCATCTGCTTAAGAACGAGATTTGTAAGTAATGTGATCGACTTCTTATCTCCAATATAAATGTTATTCTCCGCAGTCATTGATATTGATTTGAATGCTTCAACGATCATTGCGGCCAATGTTGCATTATTTGCATCATTTTCTTCTCTGATGTAGTCCTTTAACAGTTTAATTGGAAGTACCGCCTCTTTTCCAGCCTCTCCCCCTCCCATCAGGGAATCTCCATTTGCACCAAATATGGTCGGACTGTTCAGGATTCCTCCGTTCGCATACCAATCCACTGAAATTTTAGGTACCTTAAGTGGGGAAAGTGACCACTCTCCACTCGCTTTAAAATGAGGCAACTTTATTTTTGGTAATTTCCAATCAAAATCGAAGAATCCTTTAATCTTATCAATAGCTCCCTTGATAAAATCGGCTACAGCTCCGAATATGGCATTTACACCATCTCTGAACCATTCACACTTATTATAAAGCGTTACAAAAATGGCTATAAGTGCCGCAACTGCCGCAATAATTATAAGTATTGGATTAGCGGCCATGACTGCATTTACTGCTGCAAAACCAGTTTTTATAGGCCCCAATACAGGTGCAATTTTAGATATAATACCAATTAGTGACGAAACCCCTCCTGATACCTTGCTTATTATAGAAAACACAGGGCCAACTGCTGCCACTACCAATACGCATCCGGCAATCACTCTCTGTCCTTCCGGGGAGAGCTGATTAAACTCTTCAATCAATCCGGCAACCAATTCTGTAATTTTGGTAATCAGCGGTGCAACTGTATCCGCAAGCTCAGCTGTTGCCTGTTGGAAATCTGCTGTTGCCTTATTTCCGTCTACCAAATTCTTATTGTTTTCCTGCCATTTTTTTCCTGCATCTACGAGACCCTGATTCGCCATTTCCTGCATGACCAGGTTTACTCTCTCACTTTCACTTCCGCAAGCTGCAAGCTTTTCATTAAATGCATCCTCTGAAGTTCCCGCCCAATTGAGCATATCCGCAAAAGTCCCCGTAACAGTACTTGTTTTCACAGTCTCATTGATTGATTCTGCAAGTCCATCAATGGGAATACTATCCCCGTAAGTTGCCCATGCACCAATCGTCCCCTCAATTACCGTGCTTAATTCTTCTTGTGACAAACCTAACGCCTGAAGATTGGCCGTAGTTGTTGCAGCTGTCTGATCATCTGCAAGCACACCATATAAGGTTCTATAACTTTCCGCTGTTTGTTCTGCTGTGTACCCTGCATTTTGGCTCGACACCTCAAGCGATCCCATAATTTTACGATATTCTGCTGTTGCAGGTACTGTAGCTGCTGTTGCTGCTACTATGCCTGCTGCCGCCGTTGATATTCCACTAAACTTATCCCCTGTCTCTTTTGCTTTATTTCCAAAAGCCTGTACTTTTTCAGCATAACCTTCCGTTACAGCTGCTCCGCTTTTCAGCTTTTGCTCAACATCTTCCAGCTTACTTTTGTAACCATTAAGTTTTGTAGTAGTTTCATTTATCTCGTTCTTTTTGTCCTGAATTGCTTTTTCATCTTTATTTTCAGCAGATTTAAGAATATCCAATTGTTTTTTTAATGATTCAAGTATTCTTTCGTAATTCTCTGTTTGATTTGAAAGATACTTCTGTTCATCTTTATATTTTACAATCGACTTTATATGATCGTCATATTTCGATTTAAGAGCTTCGATTTCAATCTCATTCGCCTTAATTTTATCTGTAGACTCTGCAATTTTATCAGATAATTTCCTAATTTGTTCCTTACTTTCTGCTGCCCCGCTCTCAAGTTCTTCTGTTACTTCAGCAAGGCCTTTCTGATATTTTGTTAAACTAATCTGTGCGCTTGTAAGCTGGTTCTGCTTCTTTCGGACTGCATCCTCATTTCTGTTTTCTGCAGATTTCATTTCTTCAAGCTCACGCTTCAGAATTTCCACCTTATCAGAATAAACGTCCGTCTGTTTTGCCAGATATTCCTGACGGTCTTTTAACTTTTCAACTGCAGTAGTGCTGTCATCCCATGCCGCTTTTGCAAGTTTAAACGAATTACTATTTTCCTGAACGGCTGTATTTACCTGCTGCATCGTCTTTTGAAAGTCTGCTGCACCATCTGCCTTAAACACTAATCCAACTCTCTTCAGTTCATCCGCCATATAACGTTCTCACCATCCTCGCTTTCTTCTCACAGAATATCTCGTATTGTTCGCAAAAAAAGACGGGACATGAATGGAAGAACTCGTTCTCTGTCATTCCCATCTCTCTCGCATCAACCATATATTCAGCCCAATTTATCTCGAGCTGAATGCTTTCATCTGTGCTTTCGATTCTTTTTTTTTTTAATTTTGTCAACTTCTTTCTGATAAGCCTCTACAACTTCAAGAAGTTCTGTTGGATCCGGTGGCACAAGCTGAAGTGCTTCATCAAATGTCACTTTTCTCCCATTGCTTCTTACCATTGCATAAGCTTCGCTGCAAAATTCATCTTGTCGCTGTCTGTTGCTTTTCCAATCTTTTCAAGTTTGTCTATTCTCCGTCCAAGCTTTGAACCACCTATCTGATCAAGATAATAAATAGTTCCAAAATTCATTTTGGCTTCTATTACCGTTCCATCAGTCAATCTTATCATCTTACCTTTATTCATCTAATCAGACCTTTCCACTCACTTTCCCAACTGCTACCACAAGATCATCTTTTGTAAGTACCGGCTTACTAAAGAATTTTTCCTCTGTGAGTCCTTCCGGTGCAGATGCACTCTCTACCCTTGCAACAATGTCTCCATCCTCATTGAATGGATATGCTTTGATTTTGATTGTATCTGTCTGCTCGTTTGCCTTCTCCTCAGATGTTGATATATCATCAGAGTTCTCACTTAGCTTGCACTTCGGATACCAGTCGTATCTATATCCGCCTTTTCTTAATTTGACCACCTTACCATAAGCAAAATATGGTCGTGGTCTGTTTCCACCTGAAAGAATAAGACCATCCGCATCAACATTGTCACCACGTAATTTTGCAAGTGTATCAGCTGGGAAAGCAACGACTTCAACTTCAATATCCGTTGATGTCGTGGAGATATCGCTGTCATATACTGTACCTGAAGCATATGTATCAGAAGCCTCTCCATTTTCCGTGACTTTTACACTTTTAACTACTTCTGTCTTCTCCACCTCTTCCGCAAATGTGGATGTCCACCTGCCATCTGTATCCATTGTATTGAAGCACAGATACTGAGCTCCTACAGTCTCCTTCATTGGTGGTCGCTTAGTTTTAATTGCCATAATTGCCTCCTGTTTTATAAATCCAATGCTGCTATCATTTTTTTATAGTATCTTTCTTTGTTCTGTTCAAATAATGGTTTCAAGTGAGCTTTGGCGCTCATTTTTTTCGTGCCATGTTCAAGCATCGGTCCGTAATACTTGCCCCATCCCACATCTATTCCTGTCTTATCACGCTTATAACTAAATGAGTCAACCAGATGTGTATATCCCGGAGCTGTGACCTTTCTTCTTGGCTTTGGCAGGCGCAACAGATCGTTAACAAACTCCTTTGCTCCCTCTTCTATTGCATCCAGAGCGCTTTTTTCGTCCACTTTTGAAAGATAGCTTCCAAGCATATCCTGAAATTCTTCCATTCCGGAATCTTCAAATGTAATATCATTCATTCATTGTCTCCAGCGAGAAATACGAGTGCCAAATTTTATCGTCTGTAATAAATTCATGCAGGATAGTTGGGTGTAGTCCCTTTTTGCGCATCATATCTCTCAGCATTATCAGCTTTTCATTTCTTGGTGTGCGAGAATAAAAGCTCACCTGCCATGTGATTTTATCTTCATAGTTGTCACCTGATGCCATCACATCATCCCATGCTATTTCCCAATAATCAATTCTCGGAAACTTCTTTCCATTATCAAGATCAGATATTCCTTCATTGACCGGACAGCCAGTGGCATGTAACATCTTACTGAGTTCCTGTTTCGTCATCATATACCTCCCTGTCATATGCCGGAGTCTTAAGTGTCAGTTCTGTTTCTTTGAAACCGTCTTTAGTGGTCACGTGAGCCACATTGTATATCTCATGCTGTGCTCCATCTATTACACAGATGCACTTACTGTTGATCTGCTTATACTGTGGAATACTGATTTTCATCGTAACCTCTATTCCATCTGCAGACAGCTTAGCTCGTGTTGTATCAAATACAGAAAGCTCCCTGTACCAGATATGCATCCCGGTAGATCTTACTTTTTCAACCGGAAAGTCTTGCGAACAATCCTCCTCTATCCTAAGAAGTTCAAGCACACCATCTGTATATTCAGGCATTGCCATCCGCTTCCACCTCCGTCTCCATCTGCCATGTTAAAATCACGCTTGAATAATTATCCATAAACTCACTGACTCTATGATGATATGCATAATACATATAATTTTTAAGCAGCATCCTGTATGTCAGATCTGTTGTGATATTGCAGCCGGGATTTAAGCTCCCGACTGTACATTCACCCTCTCTTGCAAGATTTGCAAGCTGACTGTCTTCGTAATATGGCGGAATCTGGAATTCTGCCCTCATCTCTGATACCAGTGCTGTCAGTTCTGTGTTCTCCATATTACTGCCTCTCTTTTATTATTCCTGTCCAGCCTGAACGATTGTAGCCTGTGTTACAGGGAGCACATACTCCTCCAGCTTAGTTACATCAAAGATAACTGCAACATTGTCATCTACGGCACGGCCGTTTGCATAACATGATGCGATAATGAGATCTGCATTTTCCATAGCCTTTGTCTGGTCATACTCATTGACTCTCACACCTGTTGTTCCCATAGTGTAGTATCCTGCAATTGTAAATGCAGCCTTACCCTTCGGACAATTTGCATCTACGATTTTCTCGATGTCAATGAATGACTTGTTGACATAGCCGCCTGTCAGAGCCTCTCCATACATGCATGGATCCACATATTCTGCCTCGTCTGACGGATTACAGATAAGATACAGCTTGTCTACAACACGCTTACCATTATTGGTAAGAGTCTTTCTCACATCTGAAAGTCCTTTAGGGCTGAATTTTGTGATGTTTGTCACAACCGTCTTAGCCTTGTTGGTACCATCGCTGTTGGATGTTCCAATCTGGCGGAAAATACCAATCGGTCCTGTCTTTCCATCTCCATCAAGATATCCCTTTACAAGACCATCCTGCATAGCTTCAGACAGAATTGCCATAAAATAACGGTCAACAAACTCAAGCGAAAGCTCTCTGATTGCCTTTGGAATAACTAAGTAAGCGGTGAGCATGTGAAGGTCAATGTTAAGTGCTGAAATCTCTGTGCTCAGCTCACCCTTAACTGAGTCTGTTAGAGCTCCCCATACTGCTGCACCTGTATGTGATGCAACGATCCACTTCTTGACATTGGCAGGTGCCATGTTGACAAGATTAAGGATTGGTGATGCTTTCTTGACATCATCAAGTGTTCTGTCAATGATTTCAGTCGGAATGATATCAATCTGATTGGCCGTGATTGACTGCTTGATATCCTTGAAGCCTTCATAGAATTTCTTTTCTTCCTGTGAAAGATTCCTGAGTCCAAGCTGCTTCTTGAAGTCGGCATCATGGCTGGCTCTTTCTGCCTCAGCAACAACCTGATTTACTAAGTCCTCATGCGCTGCCTCCTGGATCATCTCAATAGACTGCATGATAGCTTCAGCTTTCTTCTCTGCCGGAGCATCATTGAGTAACTGCATTACTTTTTCCTGAACTTCTTTGTTGATAGATTCAATCTTCATTGTTTTCCTCCTTAATTGAAAAATGAGCCCCAATCGTTGCTCTTAGGTTTATCTGCTTCTTTATGTGTCAACTGATAAAATTCAGCTAACTGCCTCTCATGTTCGCTCTTGTTACAGAGCTGTTTCTTCAGCGCCTCATTCTCTTTAAGCACCTGCTGCAAAGTGGAATTATCCGGATTTTCCGGTTTATCAAGATTTTCCAGTCCAATTTCATCGATGAAACCATACTCTAATGCCTTCTGTGGTGACAATGTGGTCTCCTTGTGCATCATTTCACGGACTTCATCCTCTGAAATCTTTGCACGCTGCATAAATAAAGCTATGCAGCTCTCCATTGCAACATCCAGATTATCTGCCTCTGCCCTTAAATCTGCTGCATTTCCTGTTACTGTTTCCCACATATCATGAATAATGGCCGTGGTGCCCTGTCCCATTATTCGTTTGTCACACGCCTGTAAAATTGTGAATGCAATAGAATGACACACTCCCATTACTATTCCGGTCTTGTATGAACCATGCTGCTTGAGCATATTATAAATCGCAGTGCCCTGATCAACGCTTCCGCCGTTCGAATTAAAGTAAATCTTAATCTCATCTGTCTCCGGAATGGCGTCCAAAAGTTCTTTAAAATGCTTTGCAGATGTTTCAGAATCTTCATACTGCCATGTTTCCCAGTTAAAAGGACCTGTCTTTTTGATTTCGTCATATATGTAAATTTCATGAACATTGTCCTGCTGCTGGAATCTGTAAATTACATTTTCGTTCTTCATAATTCTGTTCCTTTCTCTTGATTACTGTTTAACGGACAGCTCCGAGATATCCGGATCACCTCCATCTAATCACTTTTAATTGATGTGCCATTGTCACCCTCCTCTCCATAATTTTTAGTCAATGCTCTTGCATTAGAGAACTCAGTGTTAAGCAAAGGATATCCCACCATTGCTCTGATTTCGTCATACGAGAAGCCAATTCCACGAAGCTTATCAAGATTAACAGCACTATCCACCACATCAACATGTTTAAAGCGTGCCAGCCATACCATTACCTTTTCATTTTTCCTGCTGTAATCATCTTCACCGACTATGTAGGCAGTCAGCGTATCATTTATGACTTCCGCAACCGGGCCGACAGCATAAGTGATAAATTCATTGGTGGCATCTGACTGCTCTGTGATATTGCCATTAAATACTGCTTCCGGTATATCAAAGGCATTAGCTGCTTCGTTGTTTATGGCCAAGGCAACCTTGGCAAGCTCCTCCGCTTTTGCGCTCGCATTTATCTGTATATTTTCAAGTGATACACCTTCCGACTCTGTCATTACCGTTATATCTTCGCTCTCAAGCAGTCTCTTGATTTTCTCTGCATACATGTCCTTGGTGACTATCTTGTCAGTTCCATCAGCCTGCTTTTCCCTGAAGGACTGTGCTGTACCCAGCTTCAGTTTAAATTTTGGCTGATTGGATAGACGAATCATGTAATTAATTGCATTGAGCGTATTGTTGTATTGATTCACAACGGACTCCAGATACACTCTTATCTTTGCATTGTCGTACCGTAAATGAATCACCTCTGATGACATGAATTTTTTGTATAAACCATACTGTTCTCCTGCACATTCAATCGTTATGTTGCTATATATGCGCTCTGACAGCACACTGTTTGACACTTGCCATGCAGACGCTTTGTAATATTTGCCGTTCATCGGTATGATAAGCGCTTCCTGTGTCCATAACAGTTCTCTTATAATCCTTGTCCAGAAATAGGTGCCACACTCATGGTCATTTGGCATTACATTGAGTCTGTACTCTATACTGCTTTTCTGTGTGCTGTCTGTCTGAACTATTATGTCCGACTTTGCAATTGCTCTTGCAATCATCATCACAGCTTTTTCAATTGCCAGTTTTGACAGATTAAGCTTTTCCAAGTCAAGCGCAATAACCTCTGCCATAGACTGCATCTCTTTATTCTTTTTTTGAAACAGAAAATCAAACATTGCTGCCTCCTAAATGTATATTATTTGAACCTCCAGCTCATCTTTGCAGAACATTGCAGCATCAAAAGCCATGAACCCATCATTTTTCCTGAGCTTCGGTTCTACCTTTCCAAACATCTTATTGCCAAATTTATCTTCGGTAACACTTGTGTTGTTGGTGTACCAACGCATTATTGCTGATGCTCCAAAATTAATCATGCCCTGACTGAACATGGACTGGATAAATGGTGCAATTATTCCGGTTGCTGATGTAATCTTCCGGATCAGCCGGACTACACCGTTCGGATTCTTACGATCCTCAATCGTAAGGCCCCGTTCCTCGAATGCCATCTTAAACAGAGTGTAACGGTATGTATCCATTGCTATCTTCTTGACATCATATTCGGCACATCTTTCCATGCACCAATCAACTATGCTATTCACATCGATTACAGGTCCCGGTACCACCTCGAAATCATTAAATTCGGTCTGCCCTATATTCTTAAGCGGGAACTTGATGGAGTCTAAAAAAGGCGAGTCCGCACAAATCCATGTGTGCTGTCGCCATATATATTCTCCTGATTCAGTTTTTGTCAAAACTCCCGCCGATGCAAAGTCCCTTATGTCAGCATAATCGATTCCAATTACAGCCGGCTGCCCTTTTGTATCGATTGTCATTCTTGGCTTTTTCAGTTCTAATTCCTCTGTCGTACTGCCCTCATAACATGCACGCAGTACATTCAGCCATGTTGTGACTGTTTCCTCTTCCTTTCGTGCCGATCTGTCCATTCGTTTTGTAATAAATTCCGGTCTCTTTGACGGTATCTTTTTCATTTCAAGATAATCGTGCATTATCTGATTGGCCAGAATCGGCATATATTCCATTGATGGGTTGGCTTTGTGCCATGCATCAGGAATATCAACCTCTTTCATGCTGTCAATTTCGCAGATGAATGGATAATATCCCAGTGGATTTTCACCGGTCTCAAGGATTTCAGCGCACATTGATGAAATCTCATCCAACGGACCGTCTCTGACGTAGCCATCTGTGGTAATAATAAACTCTCTGGAATGTTTAACTTTTCCGAATGAAGACTCAAACACATTTATCTGATCATAATTCTCGTAAGCATGAATCTCATTGAGCACCAGGCATCCGGTTCGCTTGCCGTCTTTGGTTTTGGCATTTGAAGTGTTATATTTCATTTCAGAGCCTGTTGCAAGATTCGTAATCAGCTCCTTTGTTACTGAAAATTTTCCTTTGAACTTTGCATTTTCATGTAGCATGTCATAGGCAACCTTGAAAGTGTCCTTGACCTGATCTTCTGAGTTAGCCACAATCTCAACATGATAATTTCTGACACCATACAGAGGTGTCTGCATAAAATTTACCAAGGGAACAATGAAGCCGTCCTTTCCATTTCCACGTCCTTCTTTGATGAAAAACTTTGGGAATACCGGAATATCGTCTTTGTACATGAATACAAACGCGTATATAAACTTCTGGTATGGAAATAGCTCATAATAATTTACTTTGCAGTATTCGAGACAATTCTCATAGGTCTCTTTATCGAAAAAAATATCATTTCGCTTAAGTAATGGCTTTACAATGTTCTTGATAAGCTGTTTTCGCTTTTTATTTATCCACTTCGGATGTTCTTTGACATATTTGAGATAATCATCAATTTCCTTACAGATAACCATCTGTTGCTTTTTCCGGTTCAGGTACCGGATCCTTGAGTCTCAGATCAGCTAAAATCTTGAGCATAGTTGCTGTGGTTTTTTGCAGATTGACAACAGAATCATTTGTTTTCTCGACTTCAACTCCGTTTCCGTTAATAGTCTTGTATCTGAGCCCTTTGGACTTGATGTCACTAATCAGCTTCTTTTTCAGTGACCAATAATATACATAATCGTCAATCATATCTTTGTAAAACTCTGCATTCATTCCCCGAAGCTCCAACTGCTTGACCAGAGAATCTCTTATTTCCGTTTTTGTCAATCCGCTCACCTCCCTTTTTCTCAAAATATGTCTGTTTTTTGTGTATAATTTGCATATTTTTTAACGGTTTTCATTAAAAAAATAACTGTATTTTTGTGTTCTTCAAAAAAATTCTTCTTAAAGTAATTTTTGAAATTGGTACCCCTTGCCCTTTTCACGCGAGATTTCAAAATTTTTCCGGAGTCATGCCCACATGCCCGTTCGCCATTCAAGAAAATTTCGCAAAAATTGACCGGGGGGGTATTACCAACGCTCCCGGCTCGCAAGTTTCTTTTTTCTTTTGAACTTGTGAGGCACTCTGCCATGTCTGATGTTGTGACAACGAACGCACAGACTAATAAGATTGTCATTGTCCAATGCAAGCTCCGGATGCTCCTTCAGTTCCTGTATGTGATGTACCTGCTCCGCCCTTGCTATCTTCTTTTCTTTCTCCGGCAGCCATTTTCCTTCTGCCACAGCCTTTTGGATTCTTGCCCTGCAGTCCTGACACTCAAAGCGATCCCGCTTTAATATCTCTATTCTTTTAGTTTGCCATGCCTTACTGTCATAAAACTTCTTTGCTTCTGTATCTGTCATTATTCCAAAATAAAAAGGACCGGCCCTTTTGCCAATCCTTTATGCTTACACTATATCACACATCAAACGGACAAAACGGACAACTTTATTTATTTCCTTTCTGAGACTGCTGCAGATATCTGTCATGTTGCTTGCGCGCACTGTCGGCTGTAATGCCTATCTTCTGTGCCACTGTGTTCCAAGAATAGCACCTGACATGACGATACAACATAATCTGTCGAACGACTGTGTCGTCTATTGATATAATCCATGAGATAATTCTGTCCTGCTGCTGATTGAGCTTTCTCTTCTTGGCTTCAATCAGCTCTCTTACACTCACAGCCTTAATTGCCAAGTCTGCCATCTGGTCACTGCTTCCAGTTCCCGGAGTGAATGGCAAGCCTGTAATCTGCATTGCTTTTCCTTCCGCTTTGCTTTCAATCAGCTCCAGTTGTTCTTCCCACATCTTGATTTCTTTTTTGATATAATATACGCTTGTTAATTCTTTCTTCGTCATTTGTCACTCCTCAATTCCGAACCATGCGAGCATAGATATAAAACGCTGCATTGATACCATTGTACCTAACCTCTGCATCCAGGAACTTGTATCCCGGATATTCTTTGATGAGTTCTGTCTCTAATACTGTGTGGTCTTTGGCCATCTTCTCAACACGGCGCTTCTTGAACTTGCTATAGCTCTTTGTCGGCTCCGGTGGCTTCTTTAAGTTTCTTGAGCTCACCCACCGCTTAGTACCGTGTGGATTTCTTGATATATATTCTCCTAAACCTGTGATGAAAAAATCATCATCAGGTGATATTCTTCGTGTGTTTGGTCTGTCGCATTTCTTCCAGAGCGATTCCAGCTCGTCTCTGTCCATGCCGTCTCCGGTCATGAGAATGTGAAAGTGTGGTCTCACATATCCATCAAATGCGAGCACGTATATGTACTTGATATTTTCCAGTCCTTTTCTTTTTCTCCGGTAATTTATCTTTGCTATAAAATTCTTGATATCTTTTCTTGCTCTCTCTTCATCTGCCGGGAGCTTGTCATCATTCCACCCAAACGTGCACCACAAGTCGCCTTTACCGAAGTTGATGTTTGCAAGCCTTATCAGATACCGCCTTGCATTTTTATCATTCAGGTTTCTTTGGGCTTTGCTTGATGGCTTCTTCTTGGTCTTTGGCATGTCACTGAGTCTTGGATAGCTCGGGTATATCTGAGCTTCAAGAAGAGTGGTCTGTGACTTTATGTTCGTGCACTTCGTGGTGGCTGTTCTGTATAGGCAGTTTACCTTGCCCTCTTTGAGAAGCTTCTCAAGCCTCTCCTCCTCGGTGTCATCTATGTATTTTTTGAAAGCCTCTTCGTAGTCGTAGTTGTCGTATCTTCTCATACTGTGTACTCTTAAATATAAAAATCCCTCATTTGTTAATACCCATTACGAGGACGGTAAAGAATTTTTACCTATATATTATGGGTTTACTGCTGCCTCTGTGCCGCTCTTATCTTTCTGTTGTATTCAGCCTGATACAGCAGCTTTTTGTCCGTTGTTAGAACGACTCGTTTAAGAGTTGTCTCATACTTTTTCAATTTCTCGCACGTTTGTTCCCAATCTTTCCATATTGTATCGGTTATGTTTCTTTTCATGGTTTTTCCTTTCCTCTATATATGTAGAGACACAGCCTGCTTGTGCAAGCTGTGTACACATGTCTTGTAATATTTGCAGGTCGGTGTGCAGTCGATAGAATCAAATTTACATTTTTGGGGTTTTATCGGTTTCATACCACTCAGTGTTCTGCTCTTCAACTGCTGCCTCCTTTAGTTCATATCCCATGCACTTTACCGGTCTGCTTGGTTTACCGCATTTTTCGTAGTACTTACAGTTTATGCATTCATTTCTGTTCATTTTGTTGTTCCTTTTCTTCCTGAATCTTATCGTATTCTCTAATCAATAGCAGTCCTATCACAAACTCTGTTGTTCCGATCAGGACAATCGTTGAGAGAATTCCATATACTATAAAATCTATTCCTGACATATTATTTCTCACTTTCTAATAACTCTGGATTGTCAAATATATTGCCGATAACTTCTACACATTTTCTTTCTTCCGTATAAAATCCTAAGTTACAGTAATTAGCCCCACTTTTCTTATTGCTTACATAACTGTAATCCAATGTCCAGTCCCCATTGCAATATTTTACAATCTCTGGATATTGTTCTTTTCTATCGCAAATATCATTCTCCCAAATCATATTACCGTTTTTATCTTTTAAGCCAGTACATTGGCAGAGGGTAGATACATCTACCTCAATCATATTAGGTACATCATTAGTCATGCCCCAAAGAATATAACCATTTTCCCATATCTGATAGTAATAGCCCTGCACCCATTTTCCATTGTCAACTCTCTTCGCTTTGAATAAATATCTATCGTTCATCTAATTTTCTCCTTTCGGTTTTTCACACAGCTCAAACTCGATAACCCACACCCACGGATTCGCATTCCATCCATAGCGGTCAAGGTCGGATTTCTTGATGGTGCTGTTCCATAATTCCCTGCCAAACAGCTCTCCCATAGTCATATCACAATATTTAATGGGGCTCGTACACGGACCATCTAAATCACAAGTATGTCCATCTGCTGATATTCTGGTTAAGCATGGTATTGTAAATCTAAAACCTTCATTCCACGCTCCATCTTCGTCAATCTCCTGTAACCGCTCCACTCTCACATCCGTAACCTTTAACCAGATGCGTGCAGCTTCTTTCGGCATGTGGATGGATGGGTGCCAGGTGTCGGCTGATGGATATTCATTATCCTCACATGAAGCACGGTACATGTAACATCCATATTCTTTTTTCTCACTATGATATATATGGTCGGTGCATGCTCCCTGTTCAGTATCCATTCCACAATCCCAACAAGGACACCATGCAAATGTCTCTCTGACATACAGGATATCGCCCGGCTGATATGGCGGTTCCAATGGGTTATCAAACATACTTTCGTTTTCATCGTATTCGTAGATTCCTGCGAATGAGCCATCTATTCTTCTTGTTACATAAAAACCACAAGCATCCTTTCGTCTTGTTTTTATCAAGCGTCTCGTACAACTCTTTCTTCCATCTAAAATTGCCCGGACCATTTCCGTATTGAATAAAATCCGTTTAATTGCCATCTACCCCACCGCCTTTCACGATACGCATAACCGTCTGATATAGCGCAGCATTTCTTCCAACCAGCTTTGTTATGTATGTATCCAACTGCTCAACAACTGCATCCACATCATAGGCGGTCGGTTGTTCATCAATAACATTCATGATTTCCATCGAATCAATACAGTCAGAAAAATCTACATTTTCGAGTTTATCTGCATTAATCAGTCTCATCGTTCACCCTCCTGTTCCATGCTTTTATTTCTGCTCTCTCTGCGTCATTATAAGAACCCGCCCATTTTCCCCCGCTTCTTCCGTGACAATTGTTGCAGATAATCTGCGCCCAAAATCCTTTATCTTCTCCCGGAATCCGTTCATAATTTATTTCAGCTTTTCCACCACAAAACGGGCATGGCTTTAATTCTTCATTCATCGTCTTTCCTCTTAACATTAGGTAAAGGGAGCTGGGTAAGGGCTCCCTTGTGTAAATGGCTTACAAATCAGTTTTCGTGATATAAATTAATTCGCATGCCCGGTTTCTTTCGCATTTCTGCAGGTGTTTCAACCTATAACTCGTAGTGTGGTGTCTCTATCCAGTAGAAATCCACTCCTGAGAGGAGTCTTAAGACCTCAAGCTCCGGCTTGTAGGCAGGATTCGTGAAGCATATTCCGACTGCCATCTCGTCGTTGTATGAGATAAGCCAGTCACCATGCACGGCAAAGGTGCTTGGTGGATTTTCGTTTTCACGGCACTTGTCCGGGTTGACTATTGCCAAGCGTGCATCATTGATGAGACGCGCCCCGCCCGGTGTTTTAACTACCGACATCATGTTATCGTTCTGCATGATTTTAATTGGTGAAATAAAGGCTTCCTTCGTGTCCTTTGCCATATCCCACAGGAGAGGTTTTCTTTCGGTCTCAAACTGTGGGTCGTGTCCTTTCTGGTATGTCATGAACTCGCCCTTTTCCGGTGCAAGACCGCAGATTTTGATTACGGTACCTAAAAATTCTTTTGTGATTTTTTCTTTGTCAACTTCTATCATCCATCCTGTACCGTTCAGGATGTACATACCTTTGTCTGTGAGTCCAAACTTGACGCCCCACGTTTTGTAATCAGCTTTTAAAATTTTTTCTAATTTTGCGCAATCTATAAACATTTTTCTGCCTCCTAACTTTGTGCTTTTCCATATCTATCAACTTCGCCTCTGAGCCATTGACTGATTTTCTCCGGGAAAATTAAATCTGATGCCAATAAGTGGCCGCTGTGATGCTCCTCTGCTATGTAATCAGCCAATTTCGCCACCGTAAGAGTGTTCATATATTCTCTTCTTGTCATGCATACTTCTGCGACTTCTGTCTCCGGCTTTTCGTTCTCTATCTCCGGCTCATTTTCCTCTATACTTTGGGCTTCATTTTCTTCCTTTTCGATGCTCTCAGGCTCTGATTTTTCAAGGATTTGCGGGGATTTTTGCGCCGGCGCAATTTGTTCTGCAAGGCTCTTTTCTCCTGTCTGTTCCTCGGCCCTGTCTGCAGGCTCTCTATTATCCTCTCTGCAGTCTGTATCTCCGTCGGTGGAATCATCCTTTTGCTCTTCTCCTGCTCCAGGAGCCGGCTCATTATCTGCCACGCTTCCCGATTCAGTCTCTTCGACCTCATCAGTGCCAGCTTCTCCAACTGCTGCATCGTCATCCTCTGACTCAGGAGTTTCTGCTGTAATATGCTCTCCTGTCGGCTCATTTTCCTGTACTTCATCTTCTCCTCCAAAATGGTTCTGCCACGTTCTAGCGCCTGCTGCATCCTCATCAAAGATAGAGCACATAAGCTTGTAAAATTCCCACCATGACATATTTTTTGGTGTATCTCCGAACTTTTTAATTGTGACGCGGTTCTCATACATCATCATGAAGTAGAGACCTTTTTTGAATGAGCGGTTTCCTGCAGGATTTACGATTTCTGCAAAGCGGTTCATTGATTCCTCGTCAAACTCGTTTGAGTACACCTCATTGAGGATATCCTTGTTGTCCTCAAAGAATTTCTCTATCAACTGGCTTGTGTCGTCTGCCACACCAGCTGCAGGCTCGGTCTTGTTAAATCTCTTGAGCTCTCTTATGTCCTCTCTTGATGCTTCGGGCTGTATCATCTGCCTGTCAGAGTCGGGGAGCTTGAGCATCTCCTCAAGCTGGCTCCTTCCAAGGTCCGTATACTCCGGCCTCAAGTGTTCCGAATATCCGTCAATCGAGTATTCTCGGTTGATGCTCATAAATCGGCTTGTTGTGGATGCCTCAAGCCCATACTCAGCTTTAGCAAATTCTGCTATACTCTTGTAGCCGTCATTCTCATAAAGCCTTTGGTCGTCAATCTGTCTGAGCGCATAGCCTATTCTCACGAAGCTCTGCTTCACTCCTATAAGCTCCTGTCTCAGTTTCTGTTTCATCTGCACCCAGTCATCGAGTGTCATCTGTATATATTCCATGCTTGCTCCTTATGCTATATTTGCTATTGGTACCGTGATTCGTGCCTGATGTCTGCGTTTCACGCTTTGTTTGAATTTTTCCAGCACCTTGCTGATAGCTGTTTTGTCCGGCTGACGGTCAAACTCTGAATAATATTGTAGGATACGATCATCTTTCATGCTGATTTCCACGGTGTAATATGCCTTTTCCAGATTCTCTTTTTTTCGGAGAAATAGAATCCAGCTTTCCCCTGCTGCCATTTTTTTCATGTAATGGTCACCTCTACCCACGCAATGATGGAGTGTCCGTCCCTCAATCATCAATTCCTTGCAGGATCCGGCCGGAATAATCATGTATTTATCATTCTCCCAGAAATATCTTTTTGTCTCCGGCAATCGTTCTTTAATCTGCTGATCCAATTTGCTATATCCTTTCAGGCGTTCCTCATCTGCTCGTTTATTCCCAAGTTCGACCAAATAGTCATGTCTTGCCTTCAAATCTTTTGGTAATCTGACAATATCGTCCTCTGTGTTATATCCCTCTTCTTTTGCCATTCTGAGATAATCTCTCCATGTTGTTACCAGCTTTTTTGGAGGAACCGTCTGCTTTTTCATATAGTTGACCATTCTTGTCACACTTTTTAGTTCTTTGAGTATGTCCTTGCACTCATAGACTCTCAGATTTTTGTTTGTTAAATACTGTAATGCCTCTTGCGGGATTTTTACTTCCTCCAGTTCTTCATACTGCAGCCAGTCCAATGTGCACAGCCCGCCGTCCAGTTGTTTCATTCTGCTGACTCTGTTTCCGTCTAACTGCAACGCCCCTTGTAGGCTTTGTGCGTATGTACATATCTCGTCCGGGTCTCCCCACCAGCCATAATCATCAGTAATTTCTGCTGTCAATCTGCTTAATCCCGCCTTGGCCAGGTATTCCAGATATGGTTTATTGTGAAATGAGGTTATGAATTTATTGACATTGAACTTTCTTCCCTTATTGGCCAGCACGTCCATTCCGCTCAATTCCAGTTCTCCGGCCGGCAAAACCTCCTGCAAATTTCCCGGATATAGATACGATGATAAAAACCTTTTATTTTGCGGATTTCTATCCCAGAAATCCTGTTCCAACTCATCCGCCTCCGGTATCGTTCCATACCAAACTTTCCCCCAGCACTTTCCTTTTGGTATGATTACTCTTATCTGCTCAAACAGCTGTATTTCTTTCCCTTCTGCTGACCATTTGCATACTGCTTTGAATTGGCGTTCCACCCACTGCCTGCCGTATTTCTGTAATATAACAACCGGGGCTGTCCTCGTCTTTTCCTGCTGTCTGCTGTTTGCTGTTACTGATTGGCCACACTTTGGCAGATGGTCCTTTTCTCCGTGTTTCCATCCTTTCTTTTTCAAACTGCTGCATCCGCAAGCTGTACAGGTATACGCTGTTCTTTTCCCTGTTTTCTTGATAAATAGTATGTGCCCCGGGAAAATCTCCTGCTCCAACCAGCTTTCTGCACCTTCCGGTACGCAAGGTATATCTGCCATTTGTTGATCTATCCTGTCTATTTTCCGTTCTATTGCTTTCTGTTTCTTTCTGCTGCTTAGATTTTCCTCATAGCCGTCTATGCTCCATGTGTCCAGGAAGTCCTGTGCCCTCTCTTTTTCCTCATTTGAGGCCCATGTCATATCTGTTGAACAATAGTAATAATCATTTTTCAGAGGTTCTAAGCCCTCGCATAGTCTGACTACGTTTTTTAACCTGCAGGTGTACCATTTTCCATCTACCCAAGCACTGTGGTTTTCCATGTCTGCAAAATACCGACCTTTTAGGTCTCCTCCGAAAAACAGACTTATCTCCACAGCGCGTTCGCCGTCAATCTCTAATATCTGGCTTGTTGCTACCACTCTGTCCTCACTGTTTTTCTTAGGAATGTTACATGGCTCGCATTTTAAAAATTTTGTTCTTTTCATTTTTTCGTGCCTCCCATGTAGTAGTCAGTGATTATCTTCTTGGCTCTTGCCATACCCGGGATGCCGAGCGTGACTTTGCTCGCTGATACACCTGCTGCCTTGATGATATCCTTGTCCACCGTCTGCTGATTCTTGAAGGACCACATCAGGATGGCGGCTATACAGCCCTTCAATGTCTTTCCTTTCTTGCGGACGTTGTGAGCTAAGAGCTCATTCTCCATGCACTGGCCTCTTAGGTACTCCACCCAGTCCTCCATAATTTCTTTCGGTTTAAGTTCTGCTGCCTCGACATCAATCTTGCCGAGTGCCGCCGTGAGCTTATCGCACAGCTCCGGGATTTCTCCGTTGGTGTATAGGTCCACGAAATCAGCCTGTATTCCATTTTCTTTCGCCACTACCTTGATGGATTCTATATCACCCTCGTTAAGCAAGTTTTCTGCAAGCTCATTTATCTCGCTAAACGAATCAAATTCTCCAAACTTATCAAACATATGGTTTCTCCTTTAAAAAACTCCATTTATCGTATTTTCGCTCTGCATCCGTAAAATCCGGATAAAACTCATCCAGATATGCTCTGAACATGCCGAGCATCTCTTTTCTATTTCCACTGTTGCCGTTGTCCAGCATATGATGGTGGTACCGGCATCCGACTGCTCCGTTCTGCCTGATACCAAGTCCCATGGATGAGCGTGGTATGTAGTGCATGATGTCTGTTATATCCATCTCAGGGACTGCTGTCGGTGGCATCTCATAGCCTATCTGGCAGAATATGCACCGATAATTGTCACGCTCTCTTATGGCAGTACGCTCTTTTTGTGAAAATTCAAGATATTTTGTATATTTAGGCATATGGATTTTTCCTCTTTTTGTGTTATAATATTTTTATAATTTTTTCTTTTAGTGTTGTTTTTTTTATGCAGAGTCCGGTCAGGAAATTAGATTTTCCCGACCGGATTTTTTTATGCCTCAATCTGCATGACATATGGTGTGTCGCTCTGCATGC